TTGCTGCACAAGCTCCTGGCAACCCCACAACAACAGTTGTACCAAACACAACCACCACTGTCAACACCACCACATTTGGCACATCATCAAATAATAATAATGTAGAAGCACCCGACAGTGCTGATCCAGCTATAGCTCGACAACAAGAAGATCAAGTTGCTGGACTTGCTGTGGGTCAAATAAACAATGCGCCGTTGTCTCCACTTGATCCTGGCGACGGTACTTCATTAACTCCAGTGGTCAATGTTGATATTACCACAGGACAACCTGAGCCAGTTCTGGCTGAATCAGTGCCTAGCACCTTGCTGAGTCCGGAAGAATCTATTGCCCGGGCACGAGTCACTCCCACTGACGCAGATCCGGCTGTGGCTGCGGCAGAGTTTAATGCCAACACCAATGCCAGTGTACTGGGAGCCATTGGTGTAAAAGAACCTGAGCCAGTGCCAGCAGCAACTCCAGGAACAGCAGGAGCTGAAAGTGCTTTTAATCAAGGAGCTTTGGGAACTAGAGCACCAGCAGCAGTAGAGACTCCCACAACAGCAGCGGCCCCTGTATTATCAGCAGAGGAAGTAGCAAGACGTCAAGCAGAACAAGATGCTATAGATTCTGCAGCAGCGGAAAAAGCTGCCAAGCAACGAGCACAACAACAAGCAGCCATACAAGCTGAGTTTCAAACTCCGGCCAACGGTGACTGGCGTGTGCGATTGCGTCTGGCACCGGGTGCCACTTATTTGTACAAAGATGCTGACAACAAACTGCTGGCGCCACTGGCAGCCAGTGACGGAGTGGTATTTCCATACATGCCTACTATTGGCACCACCTACTCAGCCAACTACGATCAAACTGATCTGGTGCACAGCAACTACAAAGGTTATTTTTATCGCAACAGTGCAGTGGACGCTGTCAGCATCACTGGCAAATTCACAGCACAAGACACATTTGAAGCTAACTACATGTTGGCAGTGATACATTTTTTCAGATCCGTGACCAAGATGTTTTATGGGCAAGACTGGCAACGAGGTGCTCCTCCTCCATTGGTATTTTTGTCAGGACTAGGCGAGTACCAGTTCAACAATCATCCTTGTGTGGTCAACAGTTTCAACTACAGCTTGCCCTCTGATGTGGACTACATCAGAACCAAGCCCAACAACTACAATGTGGATTTGAGTTCTCGTGAAACCAAACCCGTCAGCGGTCCATTCAGTGAAATCCTTGGTGTGGTCCAGCGTTTGAAAAACGCAGCCCTGCCCAGAGGAGCTCAGCGTCCACAACCAGAACAAGGTTTGGTCACTGCGCAGAGTGTGAACAACACTCAAAACAGTACCTATGTGCCCACCAGCTTGGATATCACCATCACAGTGCTGCCCATACAAACTCGAAAACAAATCAGTCAAGGGTTTAGTGTGCAGGAATTCAGTAAAGGCACGCTGTTGAGAAAAGGATTCTGGTAATGGCCAATTATGATCCCACAAGTCCCTACTACTTGACCGGGGTGAGTCAATTTTTCCTTGACGTCATGGTCAATAGACCCATACCCAAAGAAACTGATGACCTGCCGTTTGAAATAAACTTGACTTATCAATACAGGCCAGATCTGTTGGCCAATGACCTGTATGGCAATGGCGCTTTGTGGTGGGTATTCTATCAGCGTAATCCCAACACGCTCACAAAACCTCCACTGGATTTTGTACAAGGTACTTTGATCTACTTGCCCAAGATCAACACTTTGAAATCAGTCCTGGGATTCTAACAAATGGCAGTTCCACAACCGCAAACTCCGGCTCAACAACAAAGTGGACTTGGCTCAGCGCCTGGCAAGTCCAAGATTTCATCAGGCAATGCAGTGTCTGACGACAACACTCCGCCATCAGCTGCCACAACACAAAGTGCTGCCAATCAAGTCAATGCCAACACAGCTGATCCTTCCAATGGTTTCGTGAAACCACAGCCCAATGTGCTGGATTCATTTGCCAGCACCACATGGTCGGCCAGCGTGTATTTGTTGGCACCATATCTGTACAAAGAACTGGTCACTGGCCTTGAGTCGGGAATTCCAGGATCATACCTGTTGTTTCAAACTGCAGGAGCAGGTGCCCAAGCTGGTACCATAGGCAACCGTACCATTCAAACTGGTACTCCTGGTGTTGACCCAGTAAAAGTCGGCGGCGCCGGCGGTGGCGTTGCAAGAAATGCATACTTCACAGAAGACTTTTACATTGACTCACTCACACTGGAAACCACGTTACCAGGTGGTGGCACAGGCGCTGCTCACAGCGGTACAACTTTGAAATTCACAGTGATTGAACCAGGCAATATCAGCCTGTTGGATCGACTGTACTTGGCAGTGCAAGATGCCAACCAAGGCGGTGTGGACAAAAGCATAGTCAACTATTCTGCTGCACAGTACCTGCTGGTGATCAGCTGGTTTGGTTATGACATCGCAGGCAACTTGATCAAAAACAGCACCATAACAGAAGATTCCCAGACCAAATTAATCAATCCCAATGCAGCCTTGCAAAAACTCATACCATTTGTCATCAACAAGATTGACTTCAGTGTGGGCAGCAAACTGGTGTCATACGATTTTGACTGTTCCCCAGTGGGGCAGATCATTGCTGGCGGAACTCGTAGAAGTACCATACCCAGAGACATACAACTCACTGCTGGAACGGTGGGGCAACTGCTGCGAGGAGGAGGAGCAGATGTCACTGACTCTGCAGCCTCTGCTCCTGGCGCCAATACAACCAATACAACCAATACACAGCCAGCCAAAAGTCCGTCCAAGGCCAATAATGCACCAGCAGGCAAGATCACTCTCAAGCAAGGCCTGGCCACGGTCATGAATGAAACTGCTCAAGAACCAGTGAGCAAAAATATCTACTCCATAGCAGATCAGTATGAAATTGTGTTTGTGGGTCCAGGCTCTGATGAAATAGAAAATGCCACGTTGATTTTGCCTGGGTCCATTGTGAATCAGGCTACCAGCCCCATGTCCACGTCTGTGTCTGAGAATGCCAACACTGCGTTGAATCCCAATGCCACTGCCATGCAGACCAAGTACAAAAATTGGAGTATCACTGCTGGCATGCAGATTGTGCAGGTGATTGACCTGGCCATACGCAACAGCAGTTATATCTACAATCAAAGTCTCACAGTGCTCAATGCTCAAGGCAAAGAGCAAGTAAACGCTTCGGTAGCCAATGCCATAAGCGATAGCAAGCCTATGAAATGGTTCAAGATTAATTTTGTGGCCATTCCCATTGCCAACGATCCTGCTCGCAATGACTATGCTTACAAACTGCGATTTGAAATCAGTGCTTACACACTGCGAAGATTTGACAGCAGATACTTTCCATTGACTCCATTTCGTGGAGTGCATAAAAGTTATCCTTACTGGTTCACTGGTCAAAACACCGCAGTGTTGGACTACACAGCCAGGTTCAGCAACTTGTACAATATCACTGTGACTGGCGGACCTGGCGAAGAAAACAACGTGACTAAGCTCCGACGAGCCCAGACTGCCAACATGCGTGAACTGGTAAAAATAACTTATTTTCCCACCAGCACAGAAAGCAACAAAGGTGCAGCCAACAATGCCAATGAAGTGGGTGCTAATGCATCTGAATACCTATATGCAGAAGACGGAGCCAACGGCAGTGGCACTGATCTGCGCATCATTGGTGATCCAGGTTGGATACAGCAAGGCAGTCTCACTGGCAGATTGACCAATGGCAAGGACTTTAGCATACTGCCTTTCCTGCCAGACGGCACTATAAATTATGATGCTGCACAGGTCATGTTTGAAGTGAGTTGGCAACGTCCTGAAGACTATGATCTTACCACTGGACTGGCTGACCCTTATGCCAGACCAGGCAATGCCAGCCGACAACCGCAGCAAAGCAATGTGTATGTGGCCACCAAGGTCATGAGTGAATTCCGTGGGGGTAAATTTGAGCAAGTGATCAATGGTGTGTTGTTCAATTATCCAAAACCTGATGGACTCAACACTGTGAATGGTGGTGCAACAGTTGGCAAATCCACAGACAAAGCAGCCGCGGCAGCTGGCACAGCCAGCACCGCAGTGTCCAGCAACGGCACAGCAGAACGAGAAAATGCCGCAGTGTCTGGCGTGAGAACCAGTACAGATGGTGCCGGACCCAACCCCATCTCAGCCACTGCTGGTGGACCCAACGGATTCTTGGCCAGCGCACAAAAACAATTGCAAGGTGCAGGTGCCATGGTGGCCAGCAGTTTGAATGCATCCGCAGTTCAAAATTTCAACAACAGTATTGCACCATTTGCCGCAGTCAACAATGTGGTACCTGCCAGTTACCCACGTGCGCCCACAGGATCTGGTGTGGGTCCAGCACCGTTGCCCAATCTGGCTGATGCAGGCCTTCCAGATGTGCTGCGAACCGCAGTGAAAAAAATCAACGACAATCCCCTGACCACAGCAGTGTATGGACGAACACAGTTGATATCTAAAGATGCTTAAGGACTGACATGTCAGAAGAAATACAACGCAGTAGGGGAAGACCGCAAAATTTCAAACAAGATCGTGGTGGTGTGGCCACAGAGTTTGGACCTTTCACTGCTGTGGTAAAAAACAATGTGGACCCCACTAGATCTGGTCGCTTGCAGGTGTTCATTGAAAATTTCAACAGTGGTGCTGATGAAAGCGACAATCGATTCTGGACCACAGTGGGATACTTGCCTGGATTTTATGGAGCAACTCCCCCGGGGCTGGCACCAGACAACACAGTGGGCAGCTATCTTACCAATCAAAGCTCGTATGGCATGTGGATGACACCACCTGACATTGGTATCACTGTAGTGGTGGTGTTTGTGAATGGTGATAGAGATCTGGGCTATTACATTGGTGCTGTGCCAGATCAAGGCACTGGACACATGATACCAGCTATAGGTGGCAGTGCCACTTATCTCACAGACAATAAAAATCAAGAAACTTACTATGTAGATTCAGCTTTGTTGCCTGTGACAGAAATCAATACCAGCAATCCTGACGTGATCAATGCTGCAAGATTCTTCGATAAGCGCAAACCTGTGCATGCAGTAGTTGCTGCTGCCATGTTCCAGCAAGGACTCAACACTGATCGCGAACGCGGACCCATAAGAAGCAGCAGTCAACGAGAAAGTCCCAGCAGAGTATTTGGAGTATCCACTCCGGGCATTCCTGTGTATCAAGGTGGCCTCAAACCCAACGACATTGCACAAAAAATCGCCAGTGGAGAGATCCAACCAGCAGACGCTAAAATACTTGGACGCATGGGCGGGCACACTCTTGTGATGGATGACGGTGATCTAAACGGTGAAAATGCTTTGTTTAGACTGCGCACACCCAAGGGTCATCAGATAACAATGAACGACTCCGGCAACTTCTTTTACATCACACATGCCAACGGGCAGACATGGCTGGAGTTTGGTCAAGAGGGCACTGTGGATGTGTTCAGCACCAACTCCATCAACATGCGTACACAAGGCGATATAAATTTTCATGCTGATCGTGACATCAACATGTTTGCTGGGGGCAACATACAGGTCAAAAGCACTTTGGCCACTACAATTGAAAGTGTGACTGATCTTTCAATTTCAGCACAACGAAATTTCAAAGTTTACAGCAAGGACACCATTGGCGTCAAGGCAGACGGCAGCCTAGCTTTGCAAAGTGCCACTGGCACATGGAACGGTGGTGAATCACTTTTGTTTACCGCAGGCGGCATTGATCTCAACGGACCAGCAGCACCTGCAGTGACCAAACCCGCGCCCATCATCACACGCAAGCTGGATGACACTTCATTCAGCACTGCCCAAGGCTGGACTGTGTCCACTGGTAACCTTGAAAGTATTGTGAACCGAGCTCCCACACACGAACCTTATCCTTATCACAACAAAGGAGTCAATATCAAAGTGGATCTTGAACCAGGACAACCATCACCTCCACCAGGTGCTGTGCCTGTACCAGCCGGCGTGGTCATCAGAGCAAAATGAACCAATATTCATTTACTTTTGCGGGCAAAACTTTTCAAGTTGATGTACCCACCGGACTGACTGAAGCTCAGGCACGACAAATATTTGATCAACAGTCCAAGACTGGTGCATTGGTTGGCCTCAAACCAGGAGACATAATTGACGCTGCCAGTCAAGCTGCTGCTGCGGTACCCGGAGCCACAGCACAATTCGCACAAGCTCTCAGCGGCATACCAGGCGGTGCACAAGGTGCGTTGACATCACCAGACGCCAAAGCTGCACTGTCCAGCGCAGTTGACCAAGGCAAACAAATTTTGTCTAACATTAGCAAAACACTGTCTTCCACGCCAGTGACCAACGGAATGAGCATACCAGAGTTTGCCAAACAGGCACAAGCTCTGGTGCCAATTCAAGGACTCAGCAGTGTGGATGTACGAGCAGGATTGAGTCAGGCAGCCGCTTTGGTCGGACAAGCACCCACAGAAATCAGCAACGCACTGGGTGTGGGCAAGTTTGGATTTGATGCCTCACAATTAGAAACAGCCGGCTTGCTCAAACCAGGCACTGCCAGCACATTTTTGTCACAGGGCGCCAACGAGCTGACATCAATACTGCAAAGTCCCACAGTGTGGACCGGTGCTGGTGGCATCAAAAATCTGGATAGTTTTTTGTCTAATCCAGCAGCACAAAATTTAACACAGCAGAACTTAATGAACTCAGGACTGTCAGCAGTGAAACAACTAGGCCTTCCCCTGGACAAACTTGATAGCAAAGCACTGGCTGGTGTGGCACTGAACGCATCCAAATCAGTTGAGACCACACTGGATTGGGCCAAAGGACAAGCCTTGTCTGCAGACGTCAAAGCTGAATACGACACCTTGGCCAAAGATGCAGCATTTGCAGTAGGAACAGCACAAGAAAAATTAAATGATGCACTGAAGCAAGAAGAATTTGCTTTGCCGTCAGAGAACACAGTGGATCGAGCCACACTGGATGCCGCAGTCACCAGATTGTTTGGCAACGACAAAATTCCATCTTTTGAATACGGCACCGGCGAACGCGACGAAGCACTGGATGCTCAATACAAAGATTTACGCAAACAATGGGCAGACATCAATGACAATGTTCTTGCTGCCAAAATTAGAAGCACATCTACAGCAGAAAATGCGCAGGCCAATCTCAGCAAAGCCAATGGTTTCCTGGCACAGAGTAGAGCACTGGAAGGTCAGCTTAAAGCTCTACAGCAACAGGCAGCTGCCAAACTTAACATTGGTCTTGCATTTGACATTGGAGTATTGCTGGCAGAAGTTCAGGCGGTGATCAATCAAATTCTCTATTCCACCATACCGTGGTTGCGAAGTTTGTCAAATCCAAATGCTCCGCCAGCCACACCTTTTTAAGCCATAAATATCGGTATGACCACATACATTGGCTTTAATACCATCAATCAAAACAAAAAGTTCACACTCACAGATTTTGAGTTAATTCAACGTGATCTCTTGAACGCATTCAGTATTCGCCAGGGAGAACTACCTGGCAGACCCAGTTACGGAACCACAGTGTATGAATATCTTTTTGAAAACCAAGCTGATCAAATGCAACAGGCCATCAAGGACGAAATACAGCGTGTGGCGTCAGGAGATCCACGCTTGTTTCTCAATGACATACAGGTTTTCCCACAAAACAATGGCATTTTGATACAGTTGGAAATCACAATAGTACAGACCACCGAAGCCAAGATACTTGCTATCTTTTTTGATGCACAGCAACAAACTGCTGGCTATGTATAACTGCGCCGTTTTCTTTGTCAATAAATAACTCTAGAGGCACAGAGATCAATGGCAACCACCACAAGACAGACCGCAGTATTTGGCGTAGAGGACTGGAAACAGATCTATCAAACTTATCGCGAAGCGGACTTTCAAAGCTACGACTTTGAAACACTACGCAAGAGCTTTATTGATTATCTACGATTGTACTACCCTGAAACATTCAACGACTATATTGAATCAAGTGAATTTATTGCCTTGCTGGATGTTATGGCATTTATGGGTCAAGCTCTTGCATTTCGTACTGACCTAAACACTCGTGAAAATTACATTGACACTGCTGAACGTAGAGATTCAGTAGTGCGCCTAGCAGATCTAGTCAGCTACTCAGCCAAACGTAATACAGCGGCTGAAGGGTATCTCAAAGTTTTCAACGTCAGCACCACAGAAAACGTTGTGGACTACAATGGCATCAACTTGAGCAACGTCACTGTGAACTGGGCTGATCCCACCAACCCCGATTGGCAAGAACAGTTCACAGCCATTATCAACGCCAGCCTGGTAGACAGCCAAAAAGTTGGTCGCCCTGGCAATCGACAAAGCATATTGGGTGTGCTCACTGATGAGTATGCTGTGAATCTAGTGCCAGGATTTTTGCCAGTGATTCCATACTCGTCCACGGTGGATGGCATCAACATGCAGTTTGAAGCAGTGACCTCTACGTCAGTGGGCCAAGACTATGTGTATGAACCTGCACCTGTGCCCAGCACAGCATTCAACATACTGTTCCGAAACGATCAACTGGGATTTCAGTCAGCCAACAACGGCTATTTCTTCTTGTTCAAGCAAGGTGTGTTACAAAATCAAGACTTTAACTTGGCCGAACGCATTGCCAACCGCACTGTGGACATCAACATTGAAGGTGTCAACAATGAAGATCGTTGGCTGTTTCAGTTGGATAATTTAGGCAACATTGCTCAGGAATGGCAATATGTTGAGAATATCTATCAAGCAGCAGCTGAAAGATCCACTCAACTGTTGCCCACTTATGCAGTGACTTCAAGAGCTAATGATCAGATTACTCTGGTGTTTGGTGATGGTGTGTTCTCACAAATTCCAGTGGGCATATTTCGTGCGTACGTGCGAGCCTCAAATGGCTTGCAATACAAAATTAATCCTGAAGAAATGCAAAACGTTGTGTTGCCCATCAGCTACACTGACCGCAACGGCAACCTGCAGACCATTACATTCACCTGCGGCATCACACGCCCTGTGAGCAATAGCCAAGCACGTGAGCCTATTGGGGAAATCAAACAACGTGCGCCAGGCAGATACTACACACAAAATCGCATGGTCAATGGCGAAGATTACAATATATTTCCTTACACTCAATACAATTCCATTATCAAATCAAAAGCATTGAATCGTGCGTCGATTGGTACCAGCCGGTATCTTGACTTGATTGACAACACTGGCAAGTACTCGTCAACCAATACATTTTCAAGTGATGGGGGTATGTGGCGTAGTTTGATATTGCCTACCATATTGTTCAGCTTTACTAATAGAAATGATGTGGCTGATTTGATTGCCAATCAAGTACAACCAAATGTGGCGTCACCTATTGTGCGTCAATTTTACTATTCATATTTTCCACGTGAATCTACCAACACAGGCATCACTGCAGGCACTACCTGGAATCAAAGCACTACCTTGGCCAACGAAACCACTGGATATTTTGTGAATGCAGTCGGGCAGCCCATTCCTATTGGCAGTGCAGTGTCAACCATATTCAAATATGTGGTAGTAGGCAGCCTGATAAAATTTGTTCCACCCACTGGATTCTTTTTTGACCGTAATAACAAACTGGTACAAGGAGTGCCAACTCGAGCCGACGAAACACTGCAGATATGGGCAACTCCTCAACAGATTGTAGGTGATGGATACAACAGCGGCGCAGGCAACTTGCCATCAGGTGCTGGTCCAATTACTATCAACAATTTTGTGCCTACTGGTGCTATTATAGACACAGTGATACCAGCGTTCATAACTGATCTGCCCACAGTGTTACAAGTACAAATGGCTGATCAGATTTTGCTGTTACGAAATTTTGGACTGGGTTATGACAGTGAAGGTACCATAACAGGCACACCAGCCACGTGGTATTTGATAACTGGTTCCAACTTAGATCAAGACGCTACCTGGAGCCAACAATATGCTGGCAACACATCAGGAGCAGGACTAGATGCTTCATGGTTGGTACAATTTGTAGTGGTCAATCAAAATTACACTATTACTCTGCGAGGACTGGCCTACAACTTTGGTTCAGTGTTGCAGACTCGCTTTTTCTTCTATGAAAACCAACTGGTCTATGACAGCCGCACTGGCAGTGTGATCAAAGATTTTATCAATGTGTTGTCTGTCAACTCACAACCCGACAGTACAGATCCATTGCCAGGCGACGTGTATACCACCATCATTGGCCAACCTGTGGAAAGTGATGGCTATGTGGACGACTTCCAGGTTCTCATTAGCTATAGAGATAGTGACAATGATGGTGTGCCTGACAATCCTGATTTCTTTGAAGAAATTGTAGGAACCTCTACCAATCCAGGCAATTTGATTTTTCTACAACGCACATTGGATTTTGACAATTTACAAAGATATCTTTTGACTGAACCAGACTTGGTGAATTATGATTACGGCACACTTGAAGAAATAGAATTGGTGAAAACTGCCTGGAGCCCAGGACAAGTGTTTTATGCCTATCAACAAGGTACATTTTACTTGTTGGTCATCAGCTTGACCGGAGTCAGAAGTCTGGTATTGCAAACTGCCGGCGACTACATAGCAAGAACAGGTCGTCAAAGTTTGTATTTTCAATACCGACATAACAGTCCGTTGACCAATCGCATTGATCCAGGCAGTACCAACATTATTGACCTCTATGTGGTCACCCAGAGTTACTATACTGCATATCAAAACTGGCTGCGTGACACCACAGGCACAGTGCTGGAACCAGCCATGCCTACCATAAACGAACTCAGCACCGAGTACCAAAATCTACAAGACTATAAAATGATTTCTGACAATATGGTAATTAATTCTGTAATTTTTAAACCTTTGTTTGGCGCCAAAGCAGCACAACAACTTCGCGCCACCATCAAAGTTATTCGTGCTCAAAACAGCACAGCCAGTACCACAGAAATTAAGAGTTCTGTATTGGCTGAGATGAACACATATTTCAGCATTGACAAATGGAATTTTGGCGATACATTTTATTTTTCAGAATTAGCAGCATATCTGCACAGACAACTGGGAACAATTATTAGTTCTGTGGTTTTGGTGCCACTAGACCAACAAAAAAGTTTTGGTGATTTGTACGAGATACGCAGTCAGCCTAGTGAAATTTTTGCCAATGCAGCCACCATAGACAACATTGATGTGATTGAAGCTTTGACCAGTTCTAATCTGCGCACTGCACCCGGCAGCGGGGTAATATAATGGCACGACAACGTTCGGTTGATTTTTTACCAGCAATTTTTCAAACACCAATTAACAAGCAATTTTTGGCTGCCACGCTTGACACCATGGTGCAGGAACCCAAGTTCAAGAAAACTCAAGGGTTTATTGGTCGCACAGTAGGGCCTGGAGTCAATCCCAAAGACAGCTATGTGGTAGAGCCTGACAAAATACGTCAAGAATATCAACTGGAGCCAGGTGTGGTTATTCTTGAACCTGGCACTAAAAAAGTCAAAGATGCCATCACCTACCCCGGAATTAATGATGCCATTGAATTTGAAGGTGGTGATTCCGGCAGACCTGATTTGTTGTATCAAGGTGATTACTACACCTGGGATCCATTTATAAATTATGATGCATTCATAAATTTCAGTCAATACTATTGGTTGCCCAGTGGTCCTGACGTGGTATCAGTGGCAGCACTGGGAGTGCCCAGTGAGTATAATTTCACAGTCACACGTGAAGACGGAGTATATTCGTTTTCCGGACAACCTGGTACCAATCCTGTATTAGATCTTGTGCGTGGAGGCAGCTACACATTTCAAGTGGCACAAAACGCCAAGGAAACTGAAAATTTCCGTGTGACCAACATAGGCACCACCAGTTATCAAATTGATTTTCAGTCCAACCCTACTCTGGTGTTGGCTCGGGGCAACACATACGTTTTCAACCTCAACCTCAATGGCGATTACCCATTCTGGATCAAAACTCAGTTGAGTCTGGGCACTGGCGACGCCTACAACTCAGGAGTCAGTAGAAATGGCAGCGCATTTGGTTTGGTAACATTTGTTGTGCCCCAAGATGCACCTGACACTCTGTATTATGTCAGTCAAAATCAAACCAATCTGCGTGGCACAATCAATGTGATTGACGGCACATCTGGCACTGGTCCTGGATTTTTTATACAGACCAATCCTGGCGTTGAAGGCACAGTGGCTGCAACTCCTAATATCAGCGCCAGAGATGTGCTGGGTGTCAGCAATAACGGTGAAGATCTTGGCACAGTTACATTCGAAGTGCCGCTGAAAAACGCACAACAATTTTATTACACACTGCCTGACGTGGGCCCAATCGATCTCATGACTGATCTAAGGTTTGATCAGATCAACAACAAACCATTGCGACAATTCATCATTGACAACAATGGCATTGACGGCATTACCTATCTTACCAGCAGAACATTGGTATTCATCAATCCAACCCTGGATGCTGACGCTGGTGGCTGGTTGCAAACCACACTGTTTGATCCATTGGTTAGACTGGACTCATTGAACGGACAAGTGGGTAGTTTCGACACTGAGGAATTTGATCAAGCCACTGCAATTCCTTTCAACAATAGATACCAACGCTGGCAGATCAATATTGTAAACAGACAAGGTGTGGATTATATCAGCCTGGCCAATATTGGCAATATCAATGTGAATGAAAAATTCACAGTGGCCTACGGTAATCAGTACAGCAATACTTCGTGGTACAAAAGTGGCAGCGGATACTTTGAACAAATTCCTCTGTTGACTGCCACACTAGACACCTTGTACTATCAAGACGGCACTGACCCTGAAATGTTTGGACGCATTAGATTGCTGGATCAAACTCAGATAGATACTATTTTTATTGATCAGATTTTAGGCCAACCAAGTTACACAGCCCCCAATGGTGTTGAATTTACAAATGGACTCAAGGTTAAATTTACAGGACAAGTTGAGCCTGCAAGCTACGGCTCTGGCAATACTACGATCATATACACTGCTACCATATCTGGCGGCAATCTCATCACTTGTAACAGCACAGCTGGTTTGTACGTGGGCCAACCCATTGTGTTTACAGGCACCACTCTTGGCGGTATTGTGGCAGGCCAAACTTATTACATTGACATACTCACTGCTAATGGTCTGCAATTTGCTATTGCTTTGCAGCCAGGCGGGGCTCGAGTTCAACTGACTAGTGCTACCAGCGCAGGATTTTCTGCGGTGGCCATCAGTGACAAACAGTACTATGTCAGCGGTGTGGGCACAGCCATTGAACTGTTGCCTGTGACCGATTTTGTGTGTCCAGAAACTTACATAATTGATGCCAATGACAGTACCATTGCCACAGAACCTGGAGAAATAGACTACATTACCATCAACCGTGCCAGCAAAGATCTCAATGCCTGGACACGCAGCAACAGATGGTTCCATCTGGAAGTGATTCAAGCCACCGCACAGTACAACAACTCAGTGGCTCAGTTGGACAATCAATATCGAGCCAAGCGCCCCATTGTTGAGTTTCGTTCTGGCATTCGACTGTTTAACATGGGCACTGAAAGCAAAGCGCCGGTTGACATAGTTGATTTTGAAGAAACTGATGCACTCAGCAACATCGAAGGATCAACTGGTTACACAGTTGATGGTGTTACATTTATTGACGGCACACGAGTGATCTTTGCTGCCGATACTGATCCTGAAGTTAGAAACAAAATTTATCAAGTGCAGTTGATCAGTCCAGACACGTCGCCACCCATGGGTGCACCGTATGCTGGACCACAACCCATAATTCACCTGGTACCAGCCAGTGATGCTGAAGTGTTGATTGATCAAAGTGTGGTATGTCTTGAAGGAACAACATCAAAAGGTCTGACCTTTTGGTACAACGGCAGTGCCTGGACATTGGCGCAACAGAAAACATCAGTACAACAACCGCCTTTGTTTGATGTTTACAATCTTGACGGTGTAAGTTTTGCCAACACCAATACATATCCGTCTACCACTTTTACAGGATCAAAATTGTTCAGCTACGCCATTGGAGACAGTGGCATACTAGATCCAATTCTACAGTTTCCTTTGCAATATCTCAACATCAACAACATTGGCGATATTGTTTTTGACAACAATCTTTTTACTGATACATTTGTTTACGTGATCGACAATGTCAGTGAGGTACTGGCAATCAGCACAGGCACACCAAGAGAATATGCATCACGTGCTAGTTTTCAACGACTGCTGGGCTGGAAATCAGCTGTGGCCACCAGTCAAGTTTATCAGCAATTCAAATTTTTCTTTCCGTCAAAGACATTGCAGTTGGACATATCAGTGGCCACAAGCCTTGGAAATAACACCGCGCAAGCCTCACATGTGACACTTCCGGCGTTGAAAGTGTATGTGGGCTCAGAATTCATACAACCCGCAGATTACACTTTTACAACCACAGCCAATTCTACTACCATTCAGTTGTCTCGCACATATGATCCAACTGATATCATTGAAGTGTTGGCTCTGAGCGATCAAACCAGTTCTGTGGCATTTTATCAAGTGCCGGGCAACTTGCAGAGCAACCCACTCAACGGTAATAGCCCATCATTTACTCTGGGTACTATACGAACTCACTACGAAAGCATTTGTGAAAATTTAGTAGACTTACAAGGTCCTGTGGCAGGCGCCAACAACAGTAGAGACCTAGGCGACATATCTAGATTTGGTCTGGTCATACTGCAACAAAGCTCACCATTGACTTTGGCTGGATATTTTTTACGCAGTGAAAAATTCAATATTTTTGCCAGTTTGCAATACAACATGCAAGAATATTTGAAGTTCAAAGGACAGTTGCTGAATGCAGTAACACAACAGACCATACAATACCAAACCACAGCAGATGTGCTTGACACTGCACTGGAAGATATCACCCTGGGACGCATATCTTCACAGGCGTTTTATTGGTCTGACATGCTGCCAAGTGGCAGTTTGTATTCTACATTGACCTACGAAATTACCAACACTAGCGGCAACACGTTTGACATTGCATCAGTTTACAATTACACCACCGCCAACTATCAAGGCATGAATGTGTATCTGAACAATGTCATACTCACTAGAGGGCATGACTACATTGTGGCCACTGATGGTCCACGGATCACTATACTTGCCACATTGGCCCTGAACGATGTACTGACCATAAACGAATACACTACCACCTACGGTAGCTTTGTGCCTAATACTCCAACAAAATTGGGATTGTATCCAGCCTATCAACCTGAGCAAGTGGAGCAAGCTACCAGTACCGGCACACAGAGTGTGATCATTGGACACGATGGATCAGTCACTCGGGCATTCAACGACATTAGAGATGCAGTGTTGTTGGAATTTGAAACCAGAATTTACAACAACATAAAGTTAGACGGAAATCCTGTTCCTATAAATCTAGTAGACGTGGTACCTGGCGAGTTTAGAACTACTGGATACAGCAATGCTGAAGTCAATAGCATACTTGACAAAGATTTTTTGAGTTATGTGGCCTGGAACAAACTGGATTATCGCACACAAGATTATCGTGCAACCAACGAGTTTACATGGAACTACAGTGGCAGCAAAAACAGACTGAATGACGAACCATTGCCAGGCGGCTGGCGCGGTATAAATCGTTACTTTTACGACACAGAACAACCACAACTGACGCCTTGGCAGATGTTGGGATTTTCTATCAAACCCACCTGGTGGGACATTGTATACAGTGCAGGACCTTACACTCAAGATAACTTGGTGCTATGGGATGACTTGGAAGCTGGATATGTGGCCGACCCAGTGGCACCTTATTACTTGCCAGCGTATGCTAGATCTGGATTAACCACAGTGATTCCCACCAGCGACGAAGGCACATTACTGAGTCCATTTGATTCAGTTGTGGGCAATTACAATGACCAAACATTCCGCAAGAGCTGGGCCCTGGGTGACGGCGGTCCTGTTGAAGCATCTTGGTACAACAGCAGTGCATACCCGTTCGCAGCCATGAGATTGTTGGCCTTGACACAACCGGCCAAGTTCTTTGCCTTGTTTGCTGACAGAGACGAATACAGATATCAAGCAGAATTTGGACAGTATCTCTACAACTTCCGCTATCGTCTGGATGCTAATGGTGTGCAAGTCTATGGCAATGGCACCAGCAAAGCCAGTTATATAAACTGGATAGTGGATTACAATCGTAATTCAGGACTGGATACCACGGCCGAGCTTACATCTGATTTGGCCAGTTTAGATGTGCGCTTGTGCTATAGAATGGCCAGCTTCTCTGACAAACAGTACATAAAAATTTACACAGAAAAGTCCAGCCCCAACAGCGATAATACCACATTCTTGATTCCTGATGAAAGTTACGACTTGTTGTTGTACAAGAATCAACCATTTGCTAGAGCCAGTTATTCCAGTGTGGTCATACAGCAGGTGCCAGGTGGTTATGCAGTGTACGGCTACAGTACCACTCAACCTTATTTTAATATTTTAACCAGCGTCAATGCAGGACAACTGCAGACATTTACCAGTGGTGGCACTTCGGTAAGTGTGCCTACCAGCTACACCGATCAAGTAACACAAATTCCTTATGGATATATCTTCGGCAATCAAACTGCTGTGAGTGATTTTTTATTGAGTTACGGACAGTATCTTGACCGTCAAGGCTTGGTTTTTGATGATACTACCAATGGTTACATGTTGAGCTGGGGACAAATGGTCAATGAATTCCTCTACTGGAGTGAACAAGGCTGGGACGACAATGCATTGATCAACCTCAATCCCCTGGCTTTCAGACTCAGCGTGACCAGACCGCAGGCCATTGTGGACAGTATAGTTGCGCAGACCAGTGAAAACATCTTGTTGGATCAAAATCGCAATGAATTGCCCACACGCAATCTGTTGATCACACGCTTGGATAACACATTCACAATAGAGCCAGTGACTGATCAGACTCTAAGCTATATTGATTTGAAATACACTGCCTACGAACACATGATAGTGTTGAACAATGCCAGCAGTTTTGGAGATTTGATTTATTCTCCCATAACAGGTGCCAGACAAAGCAGATTGAATTTGATAGCAGCCACATCGACTGAATGGAACGGATCAGTTGATGCTCAGGGCTTTATTCTCAATCAAAACAATGTTACACAATGGGACTCGGCTCGTACCTATGCCAAAGGTGAAATTGTGTTGTACAAAGGCACCTACTGGTCTGCAGCACAAATTGTGCAGCCAAGTATCTTGTTCAACGCCAACGACTGGTTCCAAAGTGATTACACACAGATTGAGTTGGGCCTGTTGCCTAACTTGGCCAACAAAGCTGATCAGTTGCAAAACAGCTACAACATCAACACTGCCAATCTTGAACAAGATAATGATTTGTTAAGCTACGGACTGATTGGATTTAGACCCAGACAGTATCTTACCAGTTTGAATCTTGATGATGTCAGTCAAGTCAACATCTACAAACAGTACCTGGGAACCAAGGGCACCATCCTCAGTGCCGAACTGTTGGCACGGGCTAACCTGGGCAAAGAAATTGCAGACTACAACATCTACGAAAACTGGGCAGTACAACGTGCAGTGTATGGAGCCAATGCCAATCGCAGTTTTTTCCAATTGAGATTGAATCGTGCATTGTTGAACAGCAACCCCAGTTTGGTACAGGTCATAGCAGCTGGCCAGACCAGTCAAGCTGATCAACCCATACTTTTTGCTGACATATGGCGTCAGAGTTACAAACTTACATCACCAAATATTCTACCTGTTACCACAACATTGCCAACTGACATTGCACTCCCCACAGCAGGTTATGTGAATCTTCAAGATGCAGATATCACAGTGTTTGACATTACCGACATAGCCAGTTTGGCTGAGAATATCGACCAAATCCAAGCAGGATCCACAGTGTGGGTGGCCAAGACCAATCAATATGATTGGGATGTGTTCCGAGCCGAAGCAGTACCAGGCACAGTACAGCATGTGTGTGACAATCTTGATGGCACCAGTCTAGTGTTGTTTTCACAACAACACGGACTGGTTCAAGGCCAACAGCTGATTATCAAACAGTTTGATGCTGAAGTCAATGGCGTGTACACCGTTATTGCTGTGCCCAATCTTACCAAAGTAACCATAGCGTTTAGTTTCACTGGTGATCGGACCATTGTGGATGGCACAGGCCTGGCATTCACACTACAAACTCAGCGTGTGGCTCAGGCCAGCGACATCATCAACCTGCCATATGCCAACACAATTGAACCAGGCGCCAAGGTATGGGTAGACAACAACGGCAATGATCGTTGGGTTGTGTTGCAAAAACAAGAAGTGTTTTCTAGCATCACTGAACTAGCGCCAACTGTGACCGACGTTGGCGAACAATACAGTTCCAGCGTGGCCCAGGCCAACAAACGTTTTGCGGCCATTGTGGGCAGTCCCAGATACCGATTCCCTGCAGGTGCCACCGAATGGAGCGAGGCAGAACAATACCTGCCAGGTGACATAGTGTTTGTGCTTGATCCGTATGAAACACAATTTTATCAGTGTATTCTCGGCACTCCATTGCCACCAGGACCTGATCCCAGCAATACCACTTATTGGGCCAGTTATTCGCTTGCAACATTGCCACGCAAAGGCGGCATTTATGTTTATGTCAAAACTGATGCCATTGATTACACCGTGGTCAGTCCGTTGTCACCATTGGATGCAGTGATCACACTCAACGGCACAGGTGTACTCAGCCTAGGATCGTCTGTGGCGTTTGGCAACCAGGACTGGGCAGTGGCCGGCGCACCCAACAGCCTGGGCAGTGTTGGTCAAGCCGATAATGGCTATGCCTGTGTAATTTATAGAGATCCTGACCTGGCAGCTCCGGGCAGTATTCCTTATGGTGCATGGCAGTTGCTGACCACACCTGATAGTGTGAGTGTGGACCAAGGCCAATTTGGATCATCAGTAATCATGAGCCAAGACGAACGTTGGTTGTACATTGGCGCTCCTGGCGTAAACAAAGTTTATGCATATGGCCGAGTGGACTGGCAAAAGCAGTTTGTAAGAATATTTGCAGACGGTGCTACCACAGAATATTTCATTGGTGATATCATACAAATTGATGCTGCCACACAGTTACAAATTGGTGTGGGTGGTGTCACTCAAATTCTCAACACAGATTATACTGTAAACAACGACTTTAATACTGTGACATTTTTTACTGCTCCAGCAGAAAATGAACAAATAGAAATACAACGTATCAACCGCAAAATTTTAGATTTTGATGTGTATTACAATGTGCCAGCGTCAGGCGGCACAGGAACAGGAGCCACCTTTGTGGTAACTAGACTGCGTAACACTGTGACAGTTTCAGTGTTTGCTGGCGGTTCAGGCTATGCCAATGGTAACCCCAGTGCTGGCACACTGACTATTTTGGCTGCTGCTTTTGGCGGCACAGCCAACATTACTTTGCAAGTGGTAGTTGCTGGAGGCACAGTCACCGCAGTGTTTGGTACACCAGTGTATTCTCCACCCAGTTTGACTAACACATTCTCCTTGAATGAATTTTTCTTCACAGTGGATGTGATTGACAGTTTTAGTGTACTTGTAGATGATGTGTTACAACGACCCAACATTGATTACACGTTCAATGTGTTGACCAGCGATGTGACTTTCTTGCCAACCACTGCAGGCAATTTTGGCGTTGGCATCAAGTACACCATTATCTCTGTGGGCACAACTGATTTCACAGCCATTGGTGCCATATCAAACACACCTGGCATAACATTTACAGCAACTGGTGCAGGTACAGGTACAGGCACTGCGCAGAATCCAGCCACAGGCACTGAAATACTGGTACGAGCAGAAGGATATTTTGAATACTGCGACACCATCAGTTACCCTGGCAGCACGGCTGGCGACAACTTTGGCAGTGCAGTCAGCACCAGCTCTGATGGCAGACAAGTGTTGATTGCCGCAGAAGATTGTCAAGTTTCAGGCACAATTGCCACAACGTCTAGTTCTGGCCTGGCAGCCGTTGGCACCAACACTTATGTTGGCCTAGCACAAAACAGCACCACTGGCACAGGCCAAGGTGCTAGATTTACTGTGACCAAACAAAACAGCACTTACACTGCGACAGTGACCTCTCCAGGACAAGATTATGCAGTGGGCGATACCATTACCATACTGGGCAGTGTACTAGGCGGAAGTGTGTTGTACAACAACTTGACCATAACAGTTAGTGCTGTGGAATCTTATGCCAAAGCTGGATCTGTATATGTGTTCAACAGAAACGTACAACGATTCATTTATGGTACAGACACATCATCTGTTGACTTCACTGTGGTTGGAACACCAATATCACCAGTCAGTGTGAGTGTGAATGGAACATTTTTACTGAATGCTGCTGCTGCTGCACCAAACGCCACTAACACTTTCACAGTGAGTGGTTTTACAGTGACCATTAACGGTGATCTGCAGACTGGTGATGAAATTGAAATTGAAACAAATCAATTCAAACAAACTCAGATCATACAACAGAATACTGTGGAAGAGTTTGCTAACTTTGGGCAGGCGTTGGATTTGTGCAGTTACGATTGCAGTTTGTATGTGGGCGCACCTCAGAGTAGCATGCAAGTGATCAAAGGCGGCGTGGTTGAACGCACAGTAAATCAAAGCCGCGCTTACGGAGTAATTACCAGCACAGTGGGCAACCCTACGCTGGACAACGGCGACACCATAAACATAGACAACATAGAGGTAGCGGTGCCCAGTGGTATTAATCAAAATG